AAAAATCAAGGCTGAAGGCTTCGGGCCTGAAGCTCATGACGACGATCCAACCGCCAACACTAAAATGGTGACTTGATTGGCATCGCCGGGCCAGTCTGCGTCGGAAGCTCTGGCATGACCTCATCAATCTGACCAGGCACCATGTCGGTAATCATCTCTGTAAGTTCAAGCTTCAGCTCACTGACGTAACGCTTGGTCAGAGCTGGAATACGCGAATAGATCGTTACCGTTCCAATCATCATGCCTGCTGACATCACGAAGGATGCGACGGACATCACGTTGAAAAGACTTTGCATGGTAAATCCCAAGAAAAAACCCCTCCTGCTGTGTGAGAACCAGGAGGGGTGCAGCTTTGCAATTAAAGACTAGCTCAGAATGAATACTTCATGCCCAGCTTTGTACCAATCGAAAGCTCGTCGCCAGTCATACCGCTCAGCTCTCCATATACGGAAGCATTGGGACTAACAGCGACAGAGCCACCGAACTTGCCAGCCAGTTCAAACTCTTGATCGGCACCGTCAGGCATCACGATCGCAGGGCCACCCTGGATGTAGTAGCTGTAGGCGCCAGAGCCGCCTTCAAATCCAACATCAAGGTTCAGCGTTCCACCAAGCCAGTCTTCGCCATAAGCGCCGCCATTGAACTCAGGGTTCACATAGACGTCTGCGAGAGCAGGAGATGCCAGCGCAGCTGCTGAAACGGCGACACCACTCGCAATGAGAGTTTTGATCATTGGAAAGAGAGTTAACGTTTTCCTTGTCCACGATACTTCTTTCTTCCGTGTGACACTTTCGAGTGCTGTCCATTCCCTTGACGTGTCTTTTTTGGCTTGCTAGGGACAAAATTTTGTCCGCTAAGTGACTTAGCCATCAGATCCCGTCAGTTGAATTCAAGTTCTGATACTTCAAGGCCAAACCTGTAAACAGGCCATATTGAGGATGTGACACTTGGTCGCGGCCATCAAGGAAAAACAGCTCCTCAAGCCATAACGTCCGAGCAGTCATCGCTTGCACGTCTTCCGCTCCAGGCTTAGCGGCAATCATCGGGTCAGGGCGTTTCATCGTTCAGCAGCCATAGAAAGAAGCGCCCAACCCATTACGAGCAGGACGCCAGTTGCGATTCCAGCAAGGAATGTCACCAAGGCGTACCAGAACCAGTAGTCGGGGTGCGCTTCTCGGTCAGCTGTGCATCCAAAGCAGCATGGATTTCAGCAACCTTGTCAGCGCCACCAATGGTTTGCTGCACCCATGAAACGCATTGCGCCTCGGTGAGGCTGTCATACGCAATCATGTCTTCCTCGTCAGGCGCTTCAAGGCCAACAGACCCATAAGCACTGGTCTGATACACCCCGTCATCCGTCACCGCGTTGACGGTGTAATGCAAGGTTGTCACGATCCCGGATTCAAGGATTCGATCACAGCGACCGACGTTCCAGGTGTAGGTGTTAGCCATAGCTAAACAGAAGCGAAATCAGTGTAAGTGAAATGCCGTGTGTCGCCACACAGCAAACGTCATCCGTTAGGAGCTGGAGAACGTCATTTCTTGCACCGTGCCGCCGTTTTCATCTCCGTCAAAAAGAACACGCCAATACTGTGCGCTTGCAGCGGTAAAAGTGATCGTAATTGATTTATTAGTCGTACCAGAAACACTGGCAACATCCGTATAAGAGCTGCCATCACTTGATTTCTGGATTTTGTAGGTTCCTCCACCTTCTCCTGGAAAACAGTTACTATTGCCTGTGCCAGAGCCATCGGGGCGCACTAATTCAACTTCTGCAATGGTGACGGCCTCACCAAAATTTCTACCAATAAACGCACCTGACGAAGGGTCTTTTCTTGCGCCATCTTGATAGTTGCCGGTTGTGGAACCGTCAAACGCTGCTGTAATGCCTTGTTCCTGCGTCATGTTTCCGATTGCGCTTCCTTTAACGCGCAGTTGTTCGCTTGTCAGCAGTGTGGAGCCGCCGCCGTTGTCGTCAAAGGTCAGCATTTGAATGGCACTCATCAGCTCAGACCTCCACCGGAAATAACGAATTCATTTGAGGCTACGCAAAGAACAGTACAAAGACCGCGTTGAGCCAATGTTCTGTTGCCAGTGTTAGCAGTGCCAACCTGCCGCAAAGTAACCGATGAACCCTGCGTGATTGTTTGGTTTGAAGCGCTGTCGTTGTAAATGCTAATTGCATCACCAGCCGAGAAAACGCCAGAAGGAACAGTCACGCCGCCGGTTGTAATGTTGACGTGTTTACCAACATCAGCTGCAACAAGTGTGTAAGCAGAAGTTTTACTGTTTTGCGGAATGGCACGAATGCCACCTTTTGAGTCCTCAATATCCTCGCTAGTCGCTGATGAAGATGTTGTGTTGACTAACAACCGCCCCGAACTGTCGATTCGCATCCGCTCGGTCACAGAAGACGCACCATCCGCAGTGGTCGAAAACCGCAGCTGACCTGGATAATCATTAGACCCCCAAGTTCCATCTGTTTCAGCGTTAATTTGTGCGCCAACGCCGCCGTTACTGTCAGCAAAACGAATGTAACCAAGACCGCCAGAAGGATTAGCCGTCCCTCTTTTCAGCATTATAAATGCCGCACTTGTCCCATCAGTTGCGTGACCTTCAATTACAAAAGTATCGAAACTGCTATGGCTTGTCGTCCCAACCAACAACCGCCCCGAACTGTCGATTCGCATCCGCTCAGTTTGTGCCCCGCCAGAAGGCCGAGTGTTAAAGGCAAGAGCACCTTCGTTATTAGTGTGATTAACGTTAATAAATTGAATCTGAGCTACGCCGTTACCTTGAGCATCGTTGCCTTCAAGAATTGAAGAGTTTCCATCTGTAGTGTTGGTGTTTTGCAACAGCAAGTATGTACCAACACTAGATGAAGCGCCAGCAAACCTAACGTTGTTTTCACCGCTATCGACAACATGCAGATTATTACTAGGCGACGAAGTGCCGATGCCGACGTTGCCCGAGCTGTCGATACGCATCCGCTCGGAGCTGCCAGTTGCAAAACGAAGGTCAGAACCGCGCATCCCTAACCCTGTTAAAGCACCCGCATCTGTGGTCCCCTGAAAACCGGGAACACTGCCAATTTCTCCAATATTGCCTTGGAATCGAATATGTTTGTCAGTGTCTAATTTGAGATGAAGCTTGACTGAAGGATTTGTCTCTCCAATCCCAACATTGCCCGAGCTGTCGATCCTGAGTCGCTCAGTAACCGTGCCACCAGTGGTTTTTGTGGCAAATTGCATGATGCCACCACCACTTGCTTCATCGACTCGTATGCGTCCAGCAGACTCAACAGAATTTGCTTGGAAATCAATAATTGGAGCGGTACTTAAGTTTGTAAAATTGATTCCTGCTCCAGATGCAATCTGAACATCAAACTTAGATGTAGGCGACGAGGTGCCGATTCCCACGTTGCCACTTGAGTCAATCCTGAGTCGCTCGCTAAGTGTTGCTGCGCCATCACCTGTTGTGCTGAAGACCAAGCGACCTGGCATGTCATTAGCGCCAGGCGTGCCGTCACACTCACCAGTGACTGCTGCAGCTTGAACAAATTGACTTCCGTCGCTGCCTTGGAATATCAGCTCGCCAAGATTGTCACCAGACTGTACGACTGTATTTGACCCAACAGAAGTGCCACGCGATCTTCCAAGCAGCAACATTGCATGATCGCTAGCGCTGTTAGCAACGGACGAAATAGTGCTTGTTGCTTGATCAGCACCTTCTACTTGTAGCCTCGCGTCAAAAGTTGAATTTAAGAAATTGCCACGCGCATTGCTCGCGCCAATTACTACACGGCCTGAGCTATCAACAACAACGCGCTGCGTGCTGGCAGTCGTAATCGAAATCTCATCAGCTGCACTGAAGTACAAACCAGTGTTCGTATCGGTGCCGCTGTAGAAACTTGGAGCGCCTGCACTGCCAGCAGGGAACTTGACCTTGCCATCTGCACTAATCAAACCAGTGACGCCGAGCGTTGAATCAAGCGTTGCCGCTCCAGTGACGTCCAGCGTTCCAGGGACATCGATATTGCTGGTGAACTCAACACCTGATCCAGCAACATCAGTCTGCAGCAGTTGACGTGCAGTACCGTTCGCCAGCTTGCTAACTGCAATCTCTGCACTGGCATTGATGTCAGCATTGACGATCGTGCCGTCAGTAATCATCGTGCTGGTCACACTGCCCGTATCACCAGTTGTCACCACCGTTCCAGTGACATTTGGCAGCGTGATCGTGCGATCTGCCGTTGGATCGGTAACGGTCAGCGTGGTTTCAAAGTCGTTATCTGTTGCACCCTCAAACGTGATGACGGCATCTTCGCCAAGCGACACCGTTCCAGTAAATGTCGGGTCGGCGGATGCAACTTTTTCAGTGTCAAGTTCCTCAAGCGCAGACTGGACATTTGTTGATGCGATGTTGCCTGCAGCGGTGAACTGGATATTTGATGCCTGCTGGGCCGTCACCGTGTCGGAAACGTCAATCTCCGTATATGCCGTGCCCGTAGACAACAGAAAGTCAGGAGGATTCAGCGCAACTGTTGGTGCGGGTGACGTGCCAGTGCCCGCCTCACTAACAATGACGTAATAACCCTTGTTGGAGTCAGAAGCTGAAGGCAGGGCTGAACCAACCTCATAGCCAACAGCAGTGCCCTCAGAGGTAACTGTGGCGACTAGGTTCGTGTTGGCGTCATACGTTCCAGCAAGCACAATCTCACCAACGCTGATACCAATCGGCTGCCAAACGTTGCCGTCCCAAAGAAAATAATCACCTGTGATTGAATTCAGGTGGGTTTGACCAATGAAGGCACCACCATCTGGAGTAGTTTCTGCAATCGTCGCTGTAGAACGATCAGCAAGTTTTTCTGCAGTAACCGCATCTGATGCGATGCGTGCAGTTGGCACAGTCCCAGTTGTGATCTTGCTCGCATCGAGATCAGGAATATCAGCTGCAACCAGCGATTCCGTACCAGTGATGTGGCCTTCCGTGTCAAACGTGACCTTGGAAGCAGTGCCTGCAGTGACTGAGTTGTCGTGATTTAGTTCGCCCGCACCAGTGACCCCAAGACCAGAGCCGGGCTGAATAACACCGACAGCAGTCGAAGTTGCGACTGGAACGTCAGCAGCAATAATCGCTCGACCACCAGTAACCAGACCGTTAGCGTCATACTGAACAATGTGGTTTTCAGAAGTCTCTGCAGTAACGGTGTTATCAATAGCGATTGTGTCGCTAGACATCGTCAGGCCATTGCCATTGACGATCACACCACCTTTTGCAGTAGTGCTCGCAGTTGGAAGATCCGTTCCAATGATGGCCCTGTAGCCAACCGTTCCACCAGCGCCAGTAGGGCCAGCAAGAAATTGTGCGCCTGCAGTGGTGTCATCCAGCGTTGCGCTGATCGTTACGGTGTCACCGCTGGTAGAGGCGACAATGTTGATTTCGCCAGTCGTGCTGCCATTAACGACGTTGATTGAGCCAGCGCCTTTGACTGAATCCCAAGCAGATCCGTCCCAGATATAGATCTTGTCGTCATCCGTATCAAGCGCGATCTGTCCCGTGAAATCGCCAGATGTAGGCAGCGTTGACACCAGCGTCACGCTGGAGTTATCAGCCAATTTGGCTGCCGTCACAGCCGAATCATTGATTTTCGCAGTTTCGACCGAAGACGCTGCCAGTTCTGCAGTGTCAATCGCCCCAGCTGAAAACAGGATCTTGGCGCTTGGGATCGTTGCGTCAGAGATCAGCGTCGTGCCATTTGCGATTAGGTCGCTGACCGTTAGCTTTTTGGTTTCACTAGCGCTGTTATCGACAACAGCGACCACGTCGGCTGCAACTAGATCAGCCCCGGCAAGGCTGTTAAGTTCGCTGATCTTGATGTCAGCCATGAAACCCTACGCACGAACCACGATGGGCTCATCATAGAGCCGCCACTATGACTGTTCCAGCGCGATTGCGTCGGAGTCATCTTGCTCCGTCTGCAGCTCATCACCGTTCTCTTGTGTCAGCTTGCTGGCAACCTCCAGGTTCATTCGCAGCTGGATCGTTCCAGTGCTGATGAAATCAGCTTGTATTTGCACCGTGTTGTCCGGCGCAAACTGAACAGCGCAAGCAGTTAAGACCCCGGTGAACTCATAAAAAATCTCGTCATTGTCGTTATCCGCAACACCGCCAGGGTTGTGGTCATTGCGTTTTAAGTAGAAACGAGCCTTGAACTGACTGCCTACTCGCGTTCGCAAGGACAGCTCTACCAAATAATTCGGCAGCTCACCGGTTGTGTTCCCGGTGTACTCCCAGAAACACGACATCCGACCTGAGCCAGACATCAAAGTGCTAATCCTGCTGCGGAACTCGTCAGAAAGCGTTGTGGTGTCTACAGTCTCACGCTCAGTGTTTAGCTCAAACCCATTCACCTGAGCTAAAACTCTGTAACTTGTGTTCTCGACCTTGACCCGAATCGGGATGTCGTCCCCTGGAGCAGCTAAATCCGTTGCATTCGTTGTTCCACCATTGATTGCATTAGCAAATGTGTCGTAAAGCCTTACACCGTCTAGCTCATCGACGTGAATAAATTTTTTAACACTCGTATCGGTATAACTGTCAATAAAGTCCAGATCACTATCGTCAGTGCTTGTGATTTCAATCTGGTCGCCCGTAAGCAGCTGACCGTGCTCAAAATCAAAGCTAAAACGTTTTTCAGTCGCGTTTACATCTGAGGCGTTAATTGTTCCACGGATTTCACTGTCGCCAAACTGCCGCTGCAGCTCGATCTCTCCATGCGTACCAAGATAAACGCTCATGAGATAGTGACCGTTGACAGCTCTCCAGTGCCTTGGAATGCGATCTCAGCACGCACAATATCGCCAGTTGCCGCACCAATAGACGCACTGGTGATATAAGCCGTCAGCTTGATGTCATTGTTGTCATCCCCATCAACCCAACGAAACGTCAGCTCAACCGTGTCGCTGCTGCTGACCCCGTCCGTGCCAGTCTTATATAGCTTGTTCAGAATGTCAGTTGTGTTGAAATTATCGTCAGCATCCTTGTAGTACAACAAAGTGGCACTGCCGCTATACCCCGCAATTCCTGGCGTATAACTGCGAATGTTTTCGCTCAGCGTTGTGGTTTCGAGCGTTTCAAGATTGGCGGACAGCGAAAAGTTCACGACCTTGGCGAGGGTCGTGCCAGCAAGCTGCATTACGCCATCTCTGCCGGAGTAAACCTTTGCCATTACGCCACCGCTCGCAATGACACTGTAACGCTGCTAATACCCGGACGCACTGCCTGTACTTGTGGTTCGGCGTCATAACGCCATTCTGTTCCGGATGGAGCATCCAGCGTCGCCGTCTCCCCGGACCAGCCTTCAAATACTTCAGAGGGCAGGGTGAAAGTGCGGAAAGTTCCAAGCTGCTCGCTGTAATCGTCCAAAAACGATTCAGCATTGGCATCGGTCACGTTGTCATAAGACAGGCTCAGCACTGCGTTGGTGCGCCGTGATCCGTACAAGATGCGAACTTCCGCTCCGGATTGCGAGTTAAAGCGCTTGTTTGGAAAGTCCCCTGGTGTGAACTGACGGCCTGTTGGCGTCAACGACGGAAAAGCCATCACTCAAGCACCGTAAAGTTGTCCGGCGTCAAAACGTCCTTAGCCACGATGCTAACGCCAGACTCATCCGTGGGCACCTCGACAGCACTGATAGACACCAGACCATCCTCTTCTAAATTCAAAGATTCGATCTGGTAAACGCTGTAATCAGTGCTGCCGCCCAGCAACGTAAACAACGAACCGTGGTGGTCAGAATCACTAACTTCGTTGTCCTCAATAGTAATCGTGGTTTCAGTCACCTCTTGGGTGGTTGGATTGTAAAGCAAGGCTTCATAATCGCCGTCTTCGACGGTCGTAATGCTGACTAACGTACCAGCGTCAGTAATCGAGCCGTTTGCACTTGAGTTGTAGGTGCTTGCTTCCGTAATCACCCGGATATACGAACCAGGCTGAACGCCCAGAGCGTCAGGCACTGTTTTAAAGCTCACAGTCTTAGTAATGCGACGACGCACGCTCAACAGAAAACGAGCTGTCCGCAAAGCTTGCTCACGGTTCGTACAGAACTCGCTTAAGTCAAATGACTGCTCTGTCGTGTTCCTTTCGTTTTCATCAAAGTCTGACCAGTGCATCAACGCTGACGCTTGATACGGCAAGTCGTTTTGAACGGTGACGCGCCAAGTGACAAGCGCTCGCATGTTTGTGCGTTGTGAAATATCGATGTACTGAAGCTGCAAAGAGTTTTCAATAATGTTCCCTGCAGTGAAAATCTGCTCAACCGTAATCGGATCCAAGCTAATCTCATTATTTGAATCAACCGGCAGTGCAGGGATCATCCCAAACCGACCATTTTTGATCGTAAAGGAGCAAAGTTGCAACGGTGCGTTGTCGTAGATAAACGTGCGGAAGCTCTCGGTGTCCTCAATAACGCCGTCATAAAAAATCTTGTTTGCTCTTAAAAATCTTGCGGTCGCACGCAAAGAGTCTTCGTCTACCAACTCAGCAGGCACAACATTGCCAACGCCTTGGCTCGTGTTTTTCAACAAGTAGAAAACAAGATCAGCAAACAAGTTGCTCGGCTTATTGTCACCTTCAATCAGGCGAGTGACAGGAATGCCCGTTGCAGACCACAGCCGCAGCTGTTCGATTCCGTTAATCTCTCCACTTGACTTGACGGTAAACCCAATGGTGGACATATCGTCGTATTTAGCCAGGTTTTCGTTGGAGATGTATTCATTTACCCATGTGATTTCATGTTCTGGGCCAGACTCGTTTGATTTGGTTAACTGGGTGTAGTGGCTGCAATCTGCAACTTGCGAGGCGTGCTCAAAGACTCGATCGCCCTTTTTAATGTCGCCAATGCCTATGGTTGTGACACTTGCAACGGAGAACGCATAATGCACAACGCTATAACCACCATAATTACTAAATTGATTACTCACATTTGCGGAAATAGTAAACGCATCGCCTACTGACCAGTTCCCAGTCGCCTCTGGACAGGCGAAGCTAACATTAGTCCAACGGTACGAATTGCCTGAATTAGCCGCAATGTATCTTTCACCGACTGTCTGACCTTTTACGCCCGGCAAAGACGTTGCCGTGATGCTGACAGTGATAAATCGATCGCCATTTGGCTTGTAATGACGAGTACTAGCAGTTATTGTTTGACCCGGAAAGTCTCTTGCATTGCCAAGAAAATGCGTCAACCAAGCGTGTTTAATTAGCTGAATGCTGCCAGTGTTAGAAGCAACATTGGTGTTTGTAAGTGTTGACGGAATAGTTGTTGGCGTAGACTCAGCAATTGACTTCTTCGGATTCGTAAAAAGCTCGTCGTTTGTTTTAATTTCTGCAATCGTCGTTGTTTTGCCCTGCACCGTAACCCTAAAATCTCCATACGGCGTAGAAAGGTCTTTCCCGACAGTTCCAGACTGAGCCTTAGTGTAAGGAACACCCTCTGAAGCCTGCAAAACAATGACTTCGTTTTCTTCAATGCTGTTGATTGCAATATCCGAGCCAGTGCGGGGAATAAAACGGTACTCATAATAACCTTTGGTCCTAGGGCGTATTCTTATGTAGTTATTCTGTGTGATTGGTGCGCTTCCTTGAACGCAGAAAACTTGTGGCATCCGCTTATATGGACGCTGCTCCTCACCATATTCGGCAACAGGACGAACCCAAATTGAAAAACATGAAGATCGCTGGAAATACTTATCCATGCGACCAGTGCTTACATTAAGGTCTTTTCTGTCAAGATTAAACAGCTTTTGAGGAGAGGGCAGAGCATTGAAGTTGCACAGACCCGAGGCTTTGTTGTAAACCTGACTGCGGATGCCAAGCTCAATTACTTCAGCGTCTCGCCGAACAGGTCGAATCGTTGCAATATTTAGCCGACAAAGATTGTAAAAAGCTGCGCCGCAATGTTTATTAGGGTTAAAAACGTCGCCCTCATAACCGCCTAAGGGCTCTCTTACCGTTCGCGTTCCAGCGATGCCAATTTCAGGAACCCCAAGTATTGAAACGCATTTCATTTGAATATTTATGCGATTGTCCAGCTCTTGCCTCCCCTCAACAATCCAGCTACTTGCTCCAACGATCCACCTTGACCCAACAACCATCAAGTCTGATGCTCGTCGCCGCCAAGACGTTGCTTCGTTGACAAGATCCTTGAGGTTTACTTCTGTATCTTTAAACCCTCTTTCTTCGTCGTTTTCTAGATCTTCCCAGACTTGGTTGTTGTTATCGATTTCAAAAACAGCAATGTCACCCTCGCTGACTGTCACAACGGTTTTGTTTGCATACTCTGTATTTTTATGAAAAATAAATCCCATGTGCCTGGAATAAGCCCTGCCAACGCCCGGCTGTCCAGCCTCTTCATTGTCAATATGCAAAACGTCTGCAAGACTTCCTGCAATTTTTCGGCGCTTTGCTTGTGTCTCTCTTCTGGCGTTTCTGTTCTCAGATCCCTCAGTGGCCGCAAAAGGTGCGCTAACAACTTCCCAGTTAAATCGGTACGCCGAACCGTTATGAATAGGTGTTCCCGTACCAAACGTAGTGTCACCACTAGGTGTGTACGCCATTGAAAAACCTGTACTAAATTGTCCATCATCTGTCGGGGCGGTAAAAATCTGCCTGCCGACCGTACCTGTCGCACCACCGCCTTCAGTGCCATGCAGTGGCGGAGATGTTGGACGATTGCTGCCTTTTTTTGAAGACCAGTACAGCGCAAAGTCACGACTGCCTAGCGCACTCAACGCAGACGTACCAAGTAGCACCCCTCCAAGGTCGGGTTCATCAACGCCGAACTCTCCGGCTACATATACGCCCTCATACGCTTGGTATGCGCCGTATGCATACAGGCGAGACCAAACCAAAGCTGGCGCAAGAATCAAGCCGCCAGTCAGCACACCATCCGATCCAGTGCCACGCTTACCGAATGGGATCGGAATAGGACTATTTAGCTCAGCAAGACTTGGCGCGTTGTCGAAGCTGGTCGCTTGGTTAAAGCGCGTCGGGCCAATTTGATCAGCAAGTTTTTTGCCTTTGATTTTCTTTTGGTCTTCAAGCGATGGCGCTTTCGGCGCTAGCAAAAGGCTGGCTGCAGTTAAAGCAACACCGACCGCAAGAGTTGCAACATAACCTGCTGCAGTTTTCGCACCTGCAGCCGTGACTAAAGTGGTTCCAAAAAGTATAAGTTCAGCCTTAATGTCTGGAATTCTGTCATACTCAGCAGGGCGCACATAGGCCCTCTGCATTGCATGACGTACAAACTTTTTATACTCCTCTTCGCTAACATCAAGCGAAGCAATCAGAGATTTTTCGTACGGTAGGAGCGGCGGATCGTAAGCCTGTCCACCGGCTTCCAGTCCACTGCGGAGAGATAGGGATTGATGTAAAGGACGCCACTCTGCCATAAGACTCCGAAGGCCAGCGGCCTAACGTCCAGCAATGTTATGTCGCCATCATAACTAGGGCAATCAAGCCGCTCACAATAATGATTCAGCTCTCTCAACACCTGCCTCGGCGTCATCTCGTACCAAGCTTCTTTCACGCCTGGGTTGGCAATGCCTAAACGCTCCAAGGCGTCAATAACTAGATGGATGCAGTCATCCTTGCCGTAGCTGTACTTTCGCCCAATCAGATCGCTACACACGGACTTGCGCTGTAAACGGAATGTTGCCCACCTGCTGACGACGCAAGCGGCGACCTGGAATGTTTGCCTGCACCGCATCAAGCACAGAGTTCAACTTGATTTGGATTGACGTTTCGTCCCAGCCCCCAGAAGAACACGCCCCGAAATACTCGTACAAAGTGCGCTCTACCTCGTAGGTGCTTGAGTCCCAAAGCACCGTTGAAACCTTGGCGACGTAGCTGTTGTCCAAAGCCTCGACCACAAAATTGCGGGCAATCTCTGTATTGGCAAACTGAACGGTGGCATCAAGGTTGTCACCTTGGAGCGTTGCCATCGCGCCGCCAAACCCAAACGGCAAAAACGAATAATCGTCTACGTTTTGGCCGACAGCGTAGTTCTGAAACTTGAACTGGTTGAGCTGGCCAGTGCGGCCAACCTCAAGCAGGTGTCCGTAAACAAACTCCATCAGACGCCAATCCTCCGGCGAACAGCAGCTGAATTACGAAGTGAGCCCATAGCTCTGCGTTCACCTTCTGCAGCACCCTGTTGCGCTGCTCTTGCAAGTCCAACCTGGAACTGCTCAGCGGTGACGTAATCAACGTTGTTGATCCGCTCTACGTTAAAGCGAACGTCGATTGGTGCGGCAACAGCAGTTCCGCCACCTCCGCCGGCTGTGCCGCCTTCACCGTTCTCAGGGATTACTGCAGAACCACGAGCGCCGCGTGCATAACGCGCCATGCTCTCCCGCATTTTATTTTCGGGGATAATGTATTCAGGCCCGGCCTCTCCGACGACAGTATTGGTGGCGCCTGAGGCGTAACCGCCTTCAGCGGCGAACATTGGCAAGCCGGTAGAACTCAGCAAACCTCTGACAGCAAACTGCAAGAACATCTTGCCGATGTCTTTCAGCAGTCCAGAAACAGTTTCCTGCAGGGTTTGAGTGCCATCGATTGCACCCATAATTCCATCAACGATAGAATTTTCAATCGCAGTGCCAACTTGCTTGTAAAGGGCTTCCAGCTCTGCAGCTTGCTTTACTTGTTCCTCTAGTGCGCTATTTTTTCTTAACTGAGCCTCAACATCGTCTCTGTTCAAGCCCTTCACCGAATCCATAATTCTTTCAACTTCAAGCTGCAAACGAACTTCTTTTTCGTTTCCAGCCAGCTTGCCTTCAAGTATTCTTCTTTGCTCCTCCAGGGGCCTAAGGGTATCTTCTCGGGCTTTCTTTAGGTCAATCGCATCTTGCAATTCTTTGCCTTGCGCTTTACCGATAATGGTGCCTCTCTGTGCATCAAAGGCTTTGTTTGCAGCGTCTACTAACTCTTGACGTTTTTCTGCAGATATACCTTCAAACTTGCTAATTTTTTCTAGCGCATCAGCCCGGGCAAAATCGTTGTTAAGCATGTCTTTGCCTAGGCTCGAAGTTTCCTTAAGTAAATCGAACTGACGCTGCAATTTGGTCAGCAGGGCATCAGCTTTATCAGCATCACCGCCAGACGTAATAGTATTTGTAGTATTTGCTGTTTTACGCGCTTCTGCCTGCAAGTTAAATAAAGATACAGACAGGTCTACTAGCTCGTCGTTAAGGCCTTTGAGTTCTTCTTCAATTTGACTAATTTCTCCAAACTGAGTTATAGCTCCAAATTCAGCCATAAACACTTGCTTTTGCTTGAGCTTTGCAAGCGTATTTTCCAAAGTTGCTCTGGTCTGTATTCTTGTTGCAATCGCAGACTCAAGCATTTTCTCAGAGCCATTATTAACTAAGTCAGTAAATTCTTTTTGCTTACGGTTGGCCTCAATCAATTTATTTACATAAGCACCAAGGGCTAAAGTTATGAGGCCAAAAGGCAAAGCCGCTAATGCTACCTTCAGGACACCTGCTCCAGCAGCTGCAAAATAAATTTTTGCCCCAAACACTTGGAATAAAGCAGCCTGTTGGGCCAAAAAGACTCCAAGTTTTGTGGCAGCAAGAATTTTTATTAGATTTGTAAGGGCAAAAACAGCTGTGCCAGCAAATCCAACGCTGACAATGAATCCTTGAATGCCTGGAGGCAGTTCATTAAAAGCCTTCAGGAGATCTGTTGCGCCTTGCACCAGCGGTATAAACACCGGCAAAAGGTTTTCTGTTAATACCTTGGAAAGGGTAATGCCTTCATTTCCTAAATTTTTGAATTGTTGAGCTGGACCCTTCATCGCCTCTGCAAGCTTGGCAGCACCTTCTTTCTCAACGCGCCGCAAAGCCTGAAGAACAATCGTGCTTGATATTTTGCCTTCTTCGCCTAATTTTTTGAGAGAACCTGTTGTCGTATTCATTTCCAAGGCAATCGCTGTTGCGATCAAGGGAGCTTGCTCCAAAATTGAATTAAGCTCTTGCCCTCTTAAAACACCACTGCCAAGTGCTTGGGTCAACTGCAGAAATGCCCCTGAGGACTCAGATGCAGTAGCACCAGCCAACTTTGCAGCAATGTTAAATCCAGCAAATGTTGATTCAATATCATCTAGACCAAGGCCCATCGGCTTAAGCCTTGCAAGCAACCGTGCAACACCTACATTTGCTTCTGTTGTGCTCAAGCCAAATCTAGTTGCCGCTCGTGCTGCAATATCAAGAGCTTCTTGGGCATCACCAGTGCCCATGCTCAACAGTTTAATTTTCCGCTCTGCCTCAATAGCGTCGATACCAAGCTGACCAACACCTGTTGCGGTAACTGCACCACCTAGCGTGACGAATGCGTTTCTAAGCCCTCTTACAGTTTTTTCTACACCAGAAACCTTATTCCCTAAATTTCCGTATGCAGAGCTTGCTTGCGCTGCTGACCTTGTCGCAGCTTGCCCCGTCCTGTTAAAAGACTTTTGTGTTGCATCGATTCTTTTCTTGAGCTTGTCGGTGTTTTCCGACAAAGCACGCAAAGCCCTTTGAGGCTGTTGTGCCTTGATAAGCAGCTCGACTGTAGACGAAACAGTTGCCACGCTTAACAGGCCATTAGCTCAATACTACCGCCGACTGCGCTTGGCGCGATCTATTGCCTTCTGCTCCTCGTCACGCTTGATCTCGTAATAAGCAGCAAAATGCACAAGCTCCGCATCGGTTAGTTCCGTGCGAAGCCTGCTCACAGTCATTCCCAACTCGCAGGCCAGGTGGAACTCAAAAAGAGTCCACTTGTCCTGCTTCAGTCGTTTTTTGCTTCTTCGATGTCAGCCTCATCGCCAACACCAAACAAGAACAGCTCGATCTCGTTCAGCACGCTTTCAGGCAGCTGGCGCTGCAGCTTTGGAGCATCAGCTGCTGCAAAGGCTTTGGTGCCATCCTCAAGCTCTGCCATTTGGCACAGCATCTGCGTGCTGATGTCCAGGGCTTCTTCTGAGCCAGACAAGCTTTGCGCTTTTTTGCGATCAGCTCTGGTGATCGGCTTGAAGTACAGGTTGACGATTACTTCGCCAGCCGCATTCTTCAACTCGAACTTGCGGCGCTGGTTAAGGTCAAAAGCCTCAACCAGCAGATCCACAGTGCGATTGTTGGCAGCCATTCAATAGTTTGAACTAAACATTCAAACTATAGCCTTATCACTCAAGATTAGAAGTGATGGTGCCGGAGGTAACGAAGCTGCAGGTAGCAATCACAAGCTCGCCAACAGTGGAAGTAATCTCCATGTCAGTAATAATCCCATTGAATGACACGCTATCAGTGCCAGACGTGGTGCCTGTGGTGAACAGCTCAAAACTTGCATCTACAGCGTCATTCGCTTTGATGACATCTTCAATGATCTCAGGCTGGTTGGTCGCGTCGGGATCGTAAACGATCTCAATCGTGCCAGAACCAGAAATCAAGCCACCGATGAAATTGCGGAATGTGTCACCGTGATCGGTGGTCTCGTAAGTTTCCTTGGTGATTGTCAGGCTCCAGCTGCGGGTGCCGACAACAGTTGCAAGCGTGCCAGAACCAGTTTCAAACTGGACTGCGCCTTGTTCTCCGCGAAGGGTGGCCATGGTCAGAGTTCCTCGATGGATTCAAAGGTCACACGGACCTGAGTTTGAAAATAGCCCTCGGGAGCTGGTGAAGCCAGTACCTCTGGACCGATGGGAGCGTCGAAGAAAACCCCCGACACGATGACCCTATTGTAAAGGTCTCGAACTCGCTTTCCAATCACATAATTTGCTCCCGGCCCTGTGCCTTTGGGCGTGAAAATGTTGATCACCATTTGTCCCAGAATCCTGTTGTAGCCACTGTTGGTCAAACCGTGACCCAAGTATTCATTAGCGCCAAAAGAGGTCTGGCACTGCACCCACGAGGATCCCGGAGTGGGCTCATAAGCCATGTTGTGAAACACCACGGGGAGAGCAGGGCTGCCGGCCAGCTCTGTGGCTAAGCGTCCTTCAATCGTGGATCTAATCGTATTGAGATCTGCCGCAGCCATCAGACTCCCCCTGTTATCCGCCTCAGAATTCTAGAAAGGCGTGTCTCAATCACCTCATTCATAATGTTCTCCGGGTAACGCTTGACGACTGCTGGTGTCCCCGTAGTTTTTGGCGGGCTGTTTTTGCCTGGTGCATACTTGCCTTTCCAAGACGGGGGCATTGACTCCCCAAACATCACAGCAGGCGCGTAATCCTGCGTGTTTGATCCGTTGGGGTTGAGTTTTGGGCTGACGTAGACACGTCCCGTAAAGCGATCAACAGATTCTTTACGCCATGAACTAATCAACGTTCCAGTCACTACTGGTGTTCCAGGCCCTGGGGGACTTTCTGTCCTTAGCTTGATCAACAACTCATCAGTCAAGGACAAAACCAGCTTTTCGATTTGACGCTCAAACAGGCCCCCGATTTGATCAACAGGAATGTTCCGGCTGACGCTGATCGGCTTTGGGGGACGCGCCATCGTTACGCCCTCAGCACCAGCTCATAGGTGATGGCTGTGTTGTCATGGTCAATCGTCTGCACCTCGATGATCTGATGCACCACGCTGCTGATCACCACTCGGTCCTTCGTCTCCGGTGCAGTGGCAAGCTCTTTAGCGGCAACAATCAATCGCTTGTCGCTGGCCTGCACAAGCTCGTTTACCTCGCTCTGCGCAATGTTCTGCACCACGCCTTTGATCTCGGTGTCGCTTTCTGTTTCGGCAATTGTGCCGTCTGAGGTGTCATAGGTGCCGGCGGTGACGTACCGAATCGTCACGTCAGCGCCAAGCGCGTCGATGACATTGTCAGCAACCTTTTCGAGCGACTGTGCAAGTCCCATCAGAGGTTATACGCAAGGCAAGCGCCACTGGTCAACGTGATGCTGGTGATAATGCCGCAGATATAGGTGTCAGCAACAAAGGTTTCTCCAGCCAGGCTGTTGCCGGTCACGTTCTTCACGGTGATGGCGTCGATCACCGTGTCTTCCTTGAAATAAATCTTGGAAAATCTGCCAGTGTGTGCGGCGGTGTCAGAGATGAACTCGAAGCCGCCTGAGAGGTCTGCGTACATGGTCAGCTCCGTTTGATAGCGATGTTGCCTGGTCCACTAATTCTAAGACCCGTCAAG